AAACTCAGAACTCTGCGCAGACTGCTTCGAAACGGAGAACCGCATGTTAGTAGCGCAAAGGTTGTTCTTGTGGACGGAGTTCCGGGCTGTGGAAAAACCAAAGAAATTCTTTCCAGAGTTAACTTTGATGAGGATCTAATTTTAGTACCTGGAAAGCAGGCCGCAGAAATGATCAGGAGACGCGCTAACGCCTCGGGAATCGTTGTAGCTACAAAGGATAATGTCCGAACCGTTGATTCATTTATGATGAATTACGGTAAAGGCACACGTTGCCAATTCAAGAGGTTATTCATCGATGAAGGGCTGATGTTGCATACTGGATGTGTTAATTTCCTTGTGTCTATGTCTTTGTGCGATATCGCGTATGTATACGGAGACACACAGCAGATTCCGTACATCAACAGAGTTTCAGGTTTCCCGTACCCAGCTCATTTTTCAAAACTTGAGGTAGACGAGGTCGAGACACGCAGAACTACATTGCGTTGTCCTGCCGATGTCACTCATTATCTGAACAAAAGGTACGAGGGCTTTGTAATGAGCACCTCATCTGTCAAGAAATCTGTTTCACAAGAGATGGTCAGTGGTGCGGCCACGATTAACCCAGTCTCAAAGCCATTGCATGGTAAGATCTTAACTTTCACACAGTCGGACAAGGAGGCTCTACTCTCAAGAGGTTACTCAGAAGTACACACCGTGCACGAAGTGCAAGGTGAGACATATTCTGATGTATCTCTTGTGAGGTTGACGCCTACGCCCATTTCTATCATAGCAGGAGATAGTCCTCATGTTTTGGTTGCATTGTCAAGGCACACATGTTCGCTCAAGTACTACACAGTTGTAATGGATCCTTTAGTTAGCATAATTAGAGATTTAGAGAAACTTAGCACATACTTGTTAGATATGTACAAGGTCGATGCAGGTACCCAATAGCAATTACAGGTCGACTCGGTGTTTAGGGGTTCGAATCTTTTTGTTGCGGCACCAAAGACTGGCGATATTTCTGATATGCAATTTTACTATGACAAGTGTCTCCCTGGAAACAGCACCATGATGAATAATTTTGATGCTGTAACCATGAGGCTGACTGACATTTCTCTGAATGTCAAAGATTGCATATTGGACATGTCTAAGTCTGTAGCCGCGCCTAAAGATCAGATCAATCCACTGATACCAATGGTACGAACGGCGGCAGAAATGCCACGCCAGACTGGACTATTGGAAAACTTAGTGGCTATGATTAAAAGAAACTTCAATGCACCTGAGTTGTCCGGTATAATTGATATTGAAAACACTGCATCTTTAGTCGTAGATAGATTCTTTGATAGTTATTTGCTTAAAGAAAAAAGAAAACCAAATAAAAATGT